TTATGACAAATGATGAGACTCCTTATCGTAGAGAGACAGCACCGTATCGTAAGCAACAGATTGACCAAAGTAATGAACCAGGCGAGCAGTCAATAACTGGTTGGTGGGTACGTTCACAGTCATCTTTCCACAGCGGCTCTGGCATTAACTACTACGACCCATCTGCTGGTGAAACAGTTGGCTATCGCTTTAACGACAGTAAAGGTGTTAACGTATGGGATAAGGGTAAGGTAACACTACTTAATTCCTGTATCGAAAACCATGTTACTACTGGTGCTATTGCAAGCAATGGTCGTCCATACCAATTCTTGCGTTCTATTAAGTTTAATGATGTACCATCAGTTCTATTGCATGATGAATTTGATGTTGACAAGGTATACAACCCACTTGTCTATTCAATCACAACTAAAGCATTAGCATCTAATGTTGCTACGCTTACAACAAGTGCAACACATAAGTATACAATTGGCACATTGGTTAATGTAACTGGAGTCGATGCAACCTTTAATGGCGAATATGAAATTACTGCTGTGACTAGCACAACATTTTCATATGCTAAGACATACGTTGGAACTATATCTTCAACTGCGGTAACTCCTAACGGTACAGCATCTAGCACCCTGACACACTTTGTTGATTATAACTCAGGCTCAGAGCGTGCAATACATGCAATCTGTGATGATGGAACTACTGCCTATTGGGTAACCAACAGACTACAAGGTGGGAACCAACGCTTGACTGTTAAGAAGAAGCCGCTAACTGAGGGCAAGACAACTCCAGCAGGCACTGAAATGTTTTATAGTAATTCAATTGAAGTTACTAACGCAACAATGGAGTACGTTAAAGACCGTCTTGTCATGGCTGCGAACAATGCCGTGTATGAATTCTCTCCAGCACAATCATCTATGCCGACAGCAATATATACGCACCCATCATCTACACATGTATACACAAGTATAGCAGCATCAGGTCCAGCAATCTATCTTGCAGGATACAATGGTATCCAATCTACAATCCAGAAGTTTACACTAACAACCACGACTGGTGCCATGCCTGTCCTGACATCAGCAATTACTGCAGCAGAAATGCCATTAGGTGAACGTGTCTTTAAGATATTCTACTACCTTGGCAAGATGTTAATTGGAACTGACAAGGGTATACGTGTTGCAACTGTGTCCGACCAAGATGGCTCCCTTACTTATGGTCCACTAATTGTTGAAACAACTCAGCCATGCTATGACTTCGCTGCTCGTGACCATTTCGTATGGTGCGCGACTAGCGTTGCAGGGGAACCTGGCACTATTAGAATCGACCTAGAACGAGAAATTGAACCATTAAGATTTGCATACGCAAACGACCTATACTATGACACGACACTTGGCGGGACAGTACCAATAGATACTGCACATCCAACAACATCATGCGCATTCCTTAATGGAACAGATGACCTAGCCTTTGTTACAGCATATGCTAGTGGTGGTGACGGTCACGTGTATCGTGAGGATACTGCTAACTTGATGAGTACTGGCTATGTTAAAACAGGTAAGATTAGATACGGAACTCTTGAGAATAAGATATTTAAAACAATCAAGGCACTCGTAAACAACACTAGTGGCGGACTTGTAATCACCTCAGTTAGTGCTTCTGGTAACGAATACACAATTGGAACTATGGGGCAAGGTGACTTTACCCCAGAGGTAGGAGTTTCCCAACCAAGTGGTTCACGGGAATCTTTATCATTTAAGTTTACTTTGTCCCGCTCAACTACTAATCCAGCATTGGGTCCCGAGTTAAATGGCTATCAACTCAAGTCTCTGCCTGCCGTTCCACGGCAACGGCTCTTCCAGTATCCACTGGCATGTTATGACAGGGAGATGGATTCATTTGGTGTACAAGTTGGACATGAAAACTCAGCATACGATAAGTTGATTGCCCTTGAATCAACTGAAAGTAATGGAGATACAATACAGATTGAGGATTTCAGAACAGGTGAAACCTATCTTGGAATAATCGAACAAATGCAATTCATCAACCGAACACCTAGCGATAAAAGATTCTCTGGGTTCGGCGGAATACTTCTACTAACCATCAGAACAATCTAACTCTTAGGAGCGCAAACAATGACCGCATCAAACTGGGCTGGACTAATCATATCTATCATAGCAATAGTGTCAGCATTTGCTGGCTCTGTAAGATGGTTAGTTAAGCATTACCTTTATGAATTGAAACCAAACTCAGGCTCAAGCCTAAAGGATTCGGTCATTAGACTCGAGGAAAAAGTAGAAGTCCTATATCAGATGATGCTACAACGGGGGAGAAATGAATGAAGCCTGTTGCCAAGAAAGCCACACCTGCCGCTATTGCTGTCCTTCGACAAGCCACCAAGATAGCACCATCGCGTTCGAAAGTATCCGATGGACTTCTACCGTCGAAAGCACATCTGGCACAGAACCCGAACAGCGACCATAACACAGGTCTTGCTGTCGATTTAACTCATGACCCTGCCAGAGGTATCGATTGCCATGATATCTACAAGGAACTCAAGAAGGATAAGCGAGTCAAGTATCTAATCTTTAAAGGTCAGATATGGATTCCTGGTAGAGGCGATAAGCCTTACACTGGTAGCAATCCTCACAATAAACATTTACATATATCAATCAAGGATACCTGTGGGAACGACACTTCTCCTTGGTTCCCATGGTTAGACAGACCAGTGTATAAGACCGCTGACCAAGCCAGGTTAGCAGCATCTATGCTAAAGCCCCTACCAAAGAAGAAAGCGAAAAAATGAAACTAACACTAACTGAAAAGCAGAAGGCAGTACTGAAGTCATACTTCCGTGGTGTGCTTGTATCCTTCCTAACATTCCTAGCAGGTAACGAGTTAGGACTAGAGCCAGCAATCTCAATTGCATTGGCATCCTTGGCAGGACCTGCTGCTAAAGCATTGGATAAGACAGAACCAGAGTATGGATTAGGCTCCAAGGAGTAGGCTTTAAACGCCTTCTAAGCCCCTTTTAAGACAAGAAACCCCCCTTCCTAAGGTAATCACCCTAGGTTGGGGGGTCTTTTGTCGTATCTTGAGGTTACTTAATGTCCTCGTCGTCAGCCTCAAAGTCCTCGGCTAAATCCCATAGGGCTTCTACGTCCTTGTTAAACTTGTATCTCTTGTATCGGTTGATTAACTCATAGAATATATCTTGGGTTGCCAGACCAAGCAAGACCATCAGAAATGTTTGCAACATAGTATTATCTCCTATAATATATATATTATTATATAATATATAGAAGCCCCTTAAGGGCTTCTTATATAGTATATATAATTAATTATACACTGATTCAAGAGAATGTCAAGGATAAAAAATACTTGACAAGATAGACCGAGTGTGATTAAATTAAGTCATGAGCATACAACTTGGAGATTACGAATTACCTGAACACGTGAGTTACTCAGCGTTCAGCACATATGTTGACTGTGGATATCAGTACTACCTTGGGCGACTAATGCAGGTACCTGAGGCACCATCAGTCTGGTCAGTAGGCGGAAGCGCCTTTCATACAGCAACAGAATTGTGGGACTTAGAGAATGCTGAATAGCCAACTATGGGATAAGGCTTGGGCTCTGGAATCTGAGGGCAAGGACTTAACCAACGCACGTGTTGGTGGTCGTGCTACTAAGGCTAACCCGAATAAGGAAGATGTTACTTTCTGGCAGTCAACTGGACCTCAATGGGTCCAAGCGTATATTGACTGGCGCAAGGCTAACCCTGACTGGAAACTGTGGAAGACACCACAGGGTGTACCAGCAATTGAGTTAGCGATGTTACCTGATTTTGCTGGCGTGCCAGTCAAGATGATTCTTGACAGGGTGTTTGAAGTCAATGGCGAACTTGTAATCGTCGACTTGAAAACCTCTCAGCAAACACCAACCAATACACTTCAACTCGGCTTCTATAAGGTCGGATTACTAAAGACCTTTGGTATCGATGTTAAGTGGGGGACCTATTGGATGGCACGTCAGCACGGTGTGTCACCTCTTGTTAGCCTCGAGAAGTATACAGAGGATAAACTTGAGTACCTTGTTTCAGGTTTTGACAAGGCTCGTAAGGCTGGAATATTTTTACCGAACACAAACAACTGCCAATATAAATGTGGACTTACAGATTACTGTACGTTCTCAACGAAGATAGGATAACAAATGGAAGACTGGAAACTGCAAGTCAGTTACAAGACACCTGCTGGGGATATGATTAATATCCGTGCTAATACTGCTGATGAACTTAGCGTATTACTAGAAGGCATTGGTGATTACTCAACACAAGTAGCAGCCGTACAACGATTGGTTGTTGGTGCTTACAATGCAGCCCCTTTGGGGACCACAAGTTCAACAGTAAACACAGCGCCATCCACCTACTCCGCTCAACCCCAGGTGCAGGCTCCGTCGTTTACACCTCCACCAAGCGCAATCACACCATCAGGGACAGCGAGCCCGACATGCGTACACGGAGCCAGAATCTTCCGACAGGGAGTGAGCAAGAACACTGGGAAGCCTTACGCTTTCTGGGCATGCCCAACCCCACAGGGGACTCCAGACCAATGCAAACCAGTAAACTAACGAGAGGCAAGAGATGAGTATTTGGGATAATCCTGAGTTCAAGAATGAATCAGGTGGCACTTATGTTAACTTCAAAAACATTGGTGACTCAGTAGAAGGAACAGTACTAAGTGTCGGACTACAAACATGGGACGATGGTACTATTGCACCAAAGATTATACTTCACACTAGTGAAGGTGAGCGCACATTGACTGCTGGTCAAGTGCGATTGAAGATGGCACTAGCAGAGAAGCGACCTGAACAGGGAGACTATCTTGCTGTTAAGTTCACATCTATCGAAGACCGTGGCGGTGGTAAGACACTTAAGCACTTCGATGTTAATGTCCGCAAAGCAATGACAACCGCTCCGTTTTAATTAGGCAGATGAGAGAACGCAGTTACCGACGCACACCGCAGAGGTGGCTGCGTTCTTTCTATAAAGAAGGGAATGATGAAGGATGCGTACACTTGTCCGCTCAGTTGGTCGTTCCAGTATCGGTGGAGAACCGCTCCCTAGTTGCTTTAAGGCATTCGAAAGTAACAAGATTATCATTAGGCGCTCTGAGGTTTCGATGTTCGCAGCCGCGCCTGGAGTCGGAAAGTCAACACTAGCACTGGCTTTAGCGTTGAAGATGAAAGTTCCAACACTTTATATCTCAGCAGATACCAATGCACACACAATGGCTATGCGATTAGCCTCAATGATTTCAGGTAAGTCACAGACTGACGTTGAAGCATTGATGAATACAGACCATGGTTGGACAAAGGCAACACTTGCAAAGGGTAGCCACATTGTATGGTCATTTGAATCAGCACCAACACTACAAGATATTGATGAAGAAGTGCAAGCCTTTGAAGAACTATGGGGTTGCCCACCTACATTGATTGTAGTAGATAACTTAATGGATGTAGCCACCGATGGTGGAGAAGAGTTCGCTTCAATGCGAGCAATCATGAAGGAGTTAAAGTATCTTGCGAGAGCGACTAATGCTGCAGTGGTTGTACTACACCACACTTCGGAGGCTGTCCCAGGCAGCCCGTGTCAACCCAGGTCGGCTATTCAGGGTAAGGTTGCTCAACTTCCTGCTCTTATATGTACCCTCGGCGTTGTTGGTACTTCTATGGGTGTTGCACCTGTTAAGAATAGATACGGTAGGGCTGACGCAGGAGGAGGACTCATGACATGGGTTGCTTTTAATCCTGAGTACATGTTTATTGATGATATACCAGAGAATGTTTGAGGAGAATAATGTTACTAGATGATACACTAAAGAAGTTACAGCAAGATGCATACGTGCAGGGCTGGCAAGATGCAGCAGGTTCAATCACATCTAAGTTCGAACAGTCATTACGAAATGCAATTCAAGAGATGGAACTACCTACCTTTGAGGATAAAGATGACAACAAGGAAGAGTCACAAGGCTAGAGGTGCGACGTATGAAACAGACATACGAGACTGGTTTCGAGCAAATGGATACGATAGTGAACGACTTGCTCGAACAGGTGCACGAGATGAGGGCGACGTTGTTGTCCGCAAAGACTTCCTTGGAAGCATTGGCGTTATCGAATGTAAAGCACCAGGTGCAGGTAACGCCATTGACCTTAGTGGGTGGACAAAAGAAGCACAGATTGAAGCAACGCATTATGCGGAAGCAAGGGGGCTCGACCGTAACACCGTCCTCCCAGCGGTACTTATCAAGGCTAGAGGAAAGTCAATAGCCGATTCATATTTAGTATTAAGATTAGGAGATGTCTTCGGTGAATGACTTGCCCAGTATCAAGGCGGTGCTAGAACACTATGGTGCTAGCCTACGTCGTGACCATGGGCAAGCAAACTTGAAGTGTCCCTTTCATAGTGATAGTCACCAGTCAGGTACTGCAAATCTAGATAAGAATTTATTCGTATGCTTCGCATGTGGTGTACAAGGAAACAGTTTACAAATTATTGCACAACAAGAAGGGTGTGACATACGTGGCGCAGCAAAATTCGCAGAAGGAACTCTTGGGCATAGCGTCCAAGCGGTATCAGGAAAGCATTTATCAGGCAGAAGACTACCTTCGAAGCAGAGGTATAACTCTGGAAGTGGCACGGTTGGCACGATTAGGCGTAGTCGCGGAGCCTGAGGCAGGACATGAGCAGTATACTGGCAGACTTAGTATACCTTATGTGACTAAGTCAGGTGTTGTTGACATACGTTTTCGCTCACTCAACCCTGCTGTTGAACCCAAGTATATGGGCATGGTAGGTGCAGACACAAAGATGTACAACGTATTAGATATTGAACGAGCAGGTGATTGGATTGGAGTATGCGAAGGTGAACTCGATACCCTTACTATGTCACGATGTGTTGGAATCCCATGCGTCGGAGTACCAGGAGCAAACTCTTGGAAGAAACACTACACAAGATTACTTGCTGACTTCGAACGAATCTTTGTTTTCGCAGACGGAGACGGACCAGGGCGAGAGTTTGCAAACAGTTTGGCAAGAGAGTTACCAGTCACTATCGTGGGATTCGGTGACGGGGAAGATGTCAATTCGGCGTACACAAAGTACGGTGCGAGTTTCATTAAAGAAAAGATGGGCTTAACAAATGAAGAATGATATAAAGAAATGCCCTCAGTGTGGTGAGTTGTTTGAGAATGTGTTCGAAGCAATTGACCACTTGCTTGAAGAAGATGAAGACTTTGACCCAGCACTTATACTTCCGAATGGTTATAGGTTAATGATTGGTTCTTTGTTGAAATGTTTATATAAGTATTCTAATGAACCAGAAAAGATTGAAGAGATAACAGAGTCAACCTATCTTACTTTGTTTACAGCAGAGACTAACCCACTTCAGATAATGAATGTGGTAGAAGATATGATAGTTGACTCAAGTATGATAGGAATTGATGACGAACTTAAACGCCTCTTGGAAGATGGAGAATGAAGAAATATGGCAGATTATCCAATACGTATCAGGACTGGGATTACAGATAGAGTCGTATCAGAATCAAGACGGTCGGCTAAAGATAACCTTAACGATACCTCTATTGCACGCGAACTCCACCTAGAGGTGCACTTGAGCAACACAGTCAATGAGTTGTCTGAGTTGTTGCTGAGCAAGCATAAGGACTATGGTCCTAAGAATATTTCACAAGCACCTGGCGGTGCAATCAATGGCTTACGTGTACGTATGCATGACAAGTTAGCACGAATCAATAACCTGATTGACAGTGGTGCAAACCCTGAGCACGAATCCTTAGAAGATTCCTTCAAGGACATGGCTAACTATGCAATCATTGGGTTGCTGGTTTTACGAAAGCAATGGGACAATGACTAATAAATCTTCATTCGATTTAGACTTTGGATACGGACGTAAGGGTGAGCAGTTAGTAGATGAGTTGCTTACTGGTGGACGCACAGTAGAAGTAAAGCGTGACCGCAAGTGGGCTAAGACTAACAACCTGTACATCGAAACCTCTTGCTACTTTAAGAAGACAGAAGCATGGGCACCATCAGGTTTAATGGTAACAGAGGCAGCATACTGGGCGTTTGTGCTAGAAGAAAGCACGCTGATTGTACCGATTGGTGCACTTAAATATGCAGTACAAGAATTCGGTAGAGAGATTGAATGTAACATACCACCTAATCTTTCTAAGGGTAAGTTAATAACTGTTGATGATTTAATGTCGGCAACACGACTATATAAGAAAGCAAAGGCAGATGAACTGGCAACGCATTGAACCCTGGGATTATGTCGTAGTAGCGGTAGCCTCTGAGTACCATAAGAAGTATACTATGGTTGAGTTAGAGGACATAAAGCAGTCACTCTACGAGTGGTTCATCGAGCACCCTAATAAGTTAGATGAGTGGGAAGCGATAGGTAAGAGAGATGCAAAGAACTTAATCTATCGTAGCCTACGCAATCAGGCATTAGATTATTGTCAGAAGTGGAAAGCCAAGTCAGTCGGCTATGAAGTGTCTGATTTATTTTACTATGCCCCTGAAGTTGTAGAGGCTATGTTGCCTGCCGTATTGCGACATGACTTAACAATTACACCACAGTTGAATCTTGGTGGTAGTAGCACACCAACCGCACCATCTGAGGGCGGAAACTTAATGGCAATGATGATTGAAATTGACTGGGGTTATTGGAAGTTAAGCAAAGATGATAGGCGCATAATCTTTCTACGCCATGCTGAGTCAATGGATTACAAGGAGATATCTAATGCTCTATCCTTGGGTTCAGAAGATGCAGCACGCATGAGAACTAAGCGTGCGCTTAATCGTTTGATTAGTAAAATTGGTGGGCATAAGCCCTATAGAGATGAAGACTCCACCCCTGCTGGCAAAGAGGTTGAACCAGCAGAGGCGGAATCTTTAGAGGAAGGCTACGAGCACAATAACACAGATGAATAGTGCTATTGCTGATGTTATACTCGCACCCCCAAGCACGACACCACCTATAAATAGTGCGGTAAACTTAGTTGCTTTGAAACTATTCATCAATGTATTGTTCCATATCTTCTAAGTCTAGTTCGGCAGGGTCAACATACATATCTTCCCCATGTATGTTGTAGAACTCTTCTATCTCTTTCATGCTAGCAAACTGTAGTGTGTCGTTGCTTGGCTCACATGATGAGCAACCACCACTATCACATACAATACAATCAACCATCGTAACATCCTCCACATACATACTCTAGTCCCATCATATATTGGTCATCTAAATGTGTTCGTTCTTCGCAACGCCAGCAGATGAATGTTTCTTGTTCATCTTCCATTTACCCTCCAGTTGAATAGAATCCACCACCATTAAACTTAACAGGTGGTGCGCTGTATACTCTAGACATTGGTTCATTACAGTTGTCACAGTAAGGAACAATCTCTTCTTCGGTCATACCTCTAGTGATAGTAATGACTGATGAGTCAGCATCACATTTGTATTCATAACTAGCCATTGTTACCTCTACCTATGACAATCCTGCGGTATGCATCAGCAAGCGAGTACGGGATAGGTACGCTAGATTCCCATGGGTCATGCTCGTCTGACTCAGAGAACCAAGCCATGTCGCGTTGAATATACTCGCGGTTTGCTACCACATGGTGTAAAAACTCACTCATAACTTTCCTCCGTATCAATAGGTGTAGGTGCTGTTGCTAGTGTACCACACTCAGCACATTCCATGTCAAGAAAATACATACCAATCTCACCATCGCTGTCGAACATAGTCTTTAAGTTCCAAACCTCGCAGCCACATGGGCATACTATAGTTGGTTCACCTCTAATGTCCATAGCCTGAGAGTAATCAGGCTTCATCTCTGTCACATGCTTAGCCAAGTTTGTCACCTCTGTACCTAGTGTTACGCATGTGTATGTAGTGGGTCTCGGGTGCGTATGCACACTCGATACCTGAACTATGGAACATGTGTTCTGTTGCTGGTCTGTTACCTCTTGCTGGCACAGGTACAACCAATGGGTTGGTAGTAATTGGTTTGTTACATGACATGCACATAACTTTGTAGTCATCTAGTAGGCTCATCAGTGCCAACCTTTCTTCTTGAAGTGTATCCATGCTTCGCATGGTGTTCCGTATCTGTAGTAAATATAATCCAACCCACGCTCTATCTGTCGTGGTGCTGGCGTAGCAGGGTCAAGCCCCAACAGTTGTGGGATACCACCAGCATGCTTCCCCATCACCCTGATACTATTCCAAGCATCAGGATTCCATGCTGATTCCTTACCCCATAATCTGGTGAGGCATGACCACTGCTCTTCTTGCCACTCGCTGAGTTTGTCTCTAGCGTATGCCTTGCTATCTTCTTTACTCCAAGTAACTTGCACGCCTTTGTCTGTTGTGTCCGTGCTTTGTTTTGAGTTGTCCGATACAATCCATACTACTAATACAAGTAGCAAGAAACCTAGTGCTTTCACAGGCTTACCCTCTCTCTAACTTTAATTGCAAATGCAACCGCTATGGTTCTATGCTCGTTACTTATAGGTTCACCTGCTTCTAGTAGTCGCTCACCTGCTAGTGAGCCACCCCAAACTCCATAGTCTATGTTGTCTGGCTTCATACCTTCTGCCTTACATTCTACCACAGCAGGACAGTAAGAGCAAATGGTTAGTGCTCGTACTGCATTGTTAACTGTGTTAGAAAACCACAGGTCAGGGTTAACGTCACCCGTACATAGACCATTCATTGTTAATCCTATCTCTCTAGTGCTATCTCTGTCATCTCGTCGAACTCTTCATCAAGTTCCTCTTCTTCATCATACCCTAA